TATTCACGTTGAGCGACACGGGTCTGCGGATATTTGGGATCTGCAGTCCGGTACTTTGCCCAGTCGGTGAAGATGAAGCCGATTTCCATCGTGTCGTTCTGGATCAGATCCGGAAAGAGCCAGCGATAGATCGAACCCTGGATCCGATAATCTTCATCTTTGTTGCCTGATGTCCAAGCATACGTCGATGTGGATTTGAAATCGGTGTAGGACTTGCCGATGATGAAGTCGATCTGGCCTGTGAGGACCACATCTTCGAACTCCCGGAAGCCACGTTTCTCCAGGTAGACTGGAATCGTGTCTTTCTTGAGCTCTTCTGGTTCAGGATTGATCATCACTCGATCGATGACCTTTTGAGGGTATCCGAGCTTTTTCATGGACAGAGCCCATGTACCTTCGGTCCAGGCCCGCTCAATGGAGTCGTGGAAGGCGTGTCCGGATCGTGATGCAACCAAGTCGGTCACATCGGTGGAGACGTCCTCAGCGTCCACGAGACGGCTTAGGATGAGCTGTTTGGCTGGCTTCATCAGACGGGTTGCGGAGATTAGCTCTCCTTCCGGCGCAACATCTGCGCCGGACTTGTATCCATCTTCGAGCAACCAAACAGCCAAAGCCAGATTGATCTGGTGGGTGTTGGTGTATTTCACGTTATTCTCCTGTGGCTTCAAAGTGTGTGGTTACCACCTTGATGAGGTCGAGAGGGTAGACAATGTTCTTGGCTATCACTCCACTTTCCCAGACCCAAGTAATGCAGTTCTCTTCGGTCTCGTAGTAAGAGAAACCAATGAGCTCTACGTTGGGAGATCCATCTCGGAATTCGACAATGGAAGTGCCTACGGCAGCTCCACGCCATTCTGTTTCAGGGTCTCCAAATGTTTCTTGATCAGACAAGCGATTTCCTCTTCGTCAGTTTCGTTGGGGATGTCAAAACCATGACACCAGTTTGGATGGAAGATCTCCAGCTGACCGCTCATGTCGATGTGCTCGTTGGCGATGAGAGGGTCCTCTTGCCAACGAACTGCCTGGGACAGGTGAGTGTTGACATACATCAACGTCTCAAGATCGTCCTTGATCAGGTAGTATTGCGCATCGTGGATGTGAGCACATGGTTTGATGTCGAGACGGTGTTTGCCGGCCCGGACCATTCCCATGAATTCAGATGCAGCGCGGTTGTTGAGCATACACCAGGACTGACCCAGAGCATTACCCGCTGTGCGGCCCTCAGAGGCTGCCTCATGCGGTGTCTTGCTGGTGCCCATAACCACTTGGTTCAGGAGCGGAGCGCGCACACGCAGGCCAAATGCGGCCGTGATGTACCCATCCTTGGATGCTTTCTCGATCTTGTCTGCAACCCACGCATCAGAGACAGCGTAGAGCTTGTGATAGTTGGCCTCGATTGACTTAGCCATCTCTTCGGACATACCCAGGTTCTTCATCAAGGTGATGTAGGTGCCGTCGTAAGTCAGAGCGAAGGTAGGAACCTTCGACTCCTGGCGCCAATGCTTGTAGAGCTTCTTGATGGAGTTCACCCGGGCCACATTGTGCTCGGAGGCCGGAACCTCCGAAGCACTTGTGACCGGTTCAGCAAAGCTGAGCATTACCGGCGAGGAGCCAGCGTGCGACCACCGGACTTGTCCGAAGCAATGATCACATTTGGAACATAGGTCAGGGCTTCTGCGATCGCATAGGACCCGTCCTCATTCCGTTGCTGGGTAGTCACTTGGACCACAACGCCTGATCCGGCCGTCATCGCTTTGGTGGATTTCATCCAACCTTCAGCTTCCGACGATGCCTTACAGAGCAGTTGGAAAGTGTCGCCGTTACCAAACACTTCGATGTCAGAAACAGATTCCTGAGCATCTTCAATGCTGGTGTTGTCGAGTGTCTTGTCTTCCATAGTGGTTCCTTACTTGTTTATGAGGTCGAAGAATTCCTGTCCGGTCATCTTCTCGCCCAGGTAATCGATCTCTTCCTCGGAGTGGAAGTAGATCTTCTTGCCATCGACCTCTGTGCAGAACGTCTTAGCTCCTTCAGGTGCGAGCTCAATGTCTTCCATGTGCTCTCCAAAGTAGGCGAGCGCACGTAGGCAGTGACCATCATATCCGTCAGAGTAGACCTTGATCTTCATTGGATCACGAGTTGTGACCGCAGAGATCTTGTCTTCCAGAGAATCGAAGTCGAGCCCAACGAACAACCACCCATCAGGTGGCTCGAAGCATTCCTTGATCATCTTCGCCAGGCGCTGCTTTACAGCTGTTGAACCAGATGAAGGGATGTTCTGTAGGTTGGGGTTGTTGGACGACAACCGTGAGGACACAGTGCCGCCCAACCTGAAGTTCCCGAACAAATACCACCACCCGTCTGGTCCCTGGGCTGCCTTCAAGAAGGCCGGCAGGAATGTCGACAGAATGATAGCCGAAGCTTTGTATTCGATCAGGATGTCGAGAAACTTCAGAACCTCTGGGTCTTTTGTATGGTTCTTCAGCTTCTCCAGCGTATCGGCCCCAGTCGCCGGCTGCTTGCTTTTCGTCAGATCCAGGACCGGGAGGCCCAGGAAGTCTTCAGAGTATAGGAGTTGTTGGAGCTGTGGTGCGCTCCCAGGGTTGAAGTCGACAACCAGGTCCTTGGTTTTGCCAAGATCCTCACGAGTCACTGTTTTGGTTTTCAGCTTCTCATTCTTCTTGCGAAGGGTTTCCTCTTCCAGCTCATAAACGAAAGTTTGCACGACAGATGTCGACAGCATTCGCTGAACATTGAGATCAGACTCAGCCTGGAGTTTGCGGTTAAGCTTCTTCACCTTGTGCATGTTGATCGGCATACCGGTCAGCTGCATTTGGATGACGTCTACCACCGCAGGACGGAAGATGTCTTGGTAGATACCCTCTTGCTGGTCAGCCACCATGATGGGGTAGTTCTTGTTGTGAACATACCATGTGGCCAGGCCATCAATCAGGTTGTATTTCAACAACTCTGGTTCAGGGATCAGACAGATGTCTTTGATGTCATCCACAGCATAGTTGCCGGCATACGCCTGGGCTTGTGCTTTGAGACTGAGCTCGTTGCCTGCACAGGAGTTTGTCGCCAGGTAGCTGATCAGTTGGGTACAATCCCAGTTGGCCAACAGGATCTCCAGACCATACAGCAGACCTTCCTGGTCCAAGATGTGATCCATGAACAGTTGGTAAACCAAGACGTACACATCGTAGCAGATGTTGTGGTAGATCATCTTGTTGCCTGATTGGGCAAACGCAATGAAGAACCGACGCAAGGCTTCCCGGATCTTTGGGTTAACGACGTTCATGCCGTGGATGAGCGGATCATCGCTGGTGTCTGGGAACCAGTCGACGGAGAAGGCAATGCCCTCATGCTCATTCCAGCAGAAGGTGATCGTGCCCACGCCTGCGTCGTAGTGCTTCAGAGAGAAGCCTTCGATGTCACAGGTGAGGTCACAGTCCATCTCAAGGAGCTTTTCCAACCAACCGATGATCTCGTCATCAGTGGATGGGTAGTCGGCAAACTCGATGATGTCGCTTCCGATCGCTGTTGTGTCGCCTTTCATCCAATTGGTGACGGCACGCATTGCGAGGTTGATCTTGTCCTTGGTTTTCTCAGGATCGTAGAAGACCCGTGAGTAGTGAGGACAGTAGGTCGCGTAGAGACCTGGGACGACGGTCTCGATCACATCACCGATCGAGGCGTCTGTCTTGCTACGCTTGGTGAGTACCTTGAAATATTCGGCATTCGGCACAATCAGAAGCTTGATGCCGGCGTCGAGGAGATTGGGGATCAGGTCCTCAAGATACTCTTTGATGTTGGCGGCCGGGGTCTTACCCTTGCCGGCCTTCACATAGAGATCGCAAACCATCACGTCTTTATCCAACTCCTTCAGGAAGGGATCGTAATAGTGCTTCTTGATCTCTCCTTTGTTGATGGTGGGAACCAGGATCGCAATCTCTGGATCCCGGGTCGTGTTGCCTACGATGTCATACTTCATCAGAAATACCGATCCGGAAGTGTGCCACGGATGTAGATCCGGGTCTTAGGACGGCTCAGGGCGACGTATTGCATTCGAGCTGTTTGCTCGTAGTTGGTGCATTTGCCGATGTCTTCCAGGTCAACGATGACTTCGTTGTAGGTTGACCCCTGGGCTTTGTGAGTGGTGGATGCGGAAACGGAACGCAGATCAGGATAGTTGTTCTTGATCCGGAAGTACCGGTCCCAGCGTTTTGCTGAGCTGAACATCTTCATGGCTGTCTTGCGATCATCAGATTCAGCAAAGCAATCGACGAAGTATTCGACACCGGTCATGGTGTCTTCAACCGTCATGGAGATCATGCGGACATCGTGACCAGGCACAACGTTCTGATCCAAGCGGTCATCGTCGATACGAACCACACGGACGATTTGGTCAGTGTAGAGACGAGTCTTGCCGGCCAACTCAGCTGATTGGTTGTTCGAGAGAATCTCGCCAACTTCGTATGGATCTTTGTATCCACGGAGATCGCGGATGTACTCGTTGTAGTCGATGACTCGCTGGTTGGTGTAAGACAGTAGGCGTTTGCCTGGATCTTCTG